ATAATTATGTCATGCTTGATCACACCAATCACTGCTTTTCAGAGTACTAATTTAAACAGTAGAATAGATTCTTATTCACGATTGGCTGATCGAATCGTGCGTATGTTGGGCGCGCCACTGATTTCTGTAGAAACACATCAAGACCAAATATTCGAAGCTATAGCTATCTCTTGTGAAATGTTCACAAAATTTGCTGGATATACAAAAGAATATCTAGTGTTTGATTCTAATTTATATGAAAGAGGAAAGGGTATTAGACTAGATTATCTGTATACATTATCAAATACTAATTTAACAAATACACAAGTGGATAATCATACTACATTGTCTACTTCTACTTCACCCTATGTAAATGATCATGATCCAGTTTATGTGACTTTATCTACTATACCGGGATCATATTTTTCTTCTTCATCCGCATTATCATCTATTTTTTCTGATGATTTGAGAGCTAATCAAATTTTAGATAAAGAAATTCGCGATTTAGTTGTTGCACATAATAATTCTCTTGCATCATTATTTTTGCAATCAGACATACAGAAATATTCTGCTAGAGGTGACAAAGATGCTCTCCCCAATGCACCAATTAATAAAATGTTTGATTATGATCTGATGGATTACCGCAGAGTTATTTCTGTTACTGATTTTGAAGAAGGTTCTACATCAGGCATTAATACATTGTTTACCATTGAACAAACATTAGCACAACAAACTTACTTTTCATATGCAATGGGTAATTATGGGTTCGACCTTATTTCTTGGTATACTTTAAAAGAATGGTTAGAATTGAGAGAAAAGTTATTATCTACTCGCAGAAGTTTTGACTTCGATGAAAGAACGCAATATTTGAGAATGTACCCTGAGCCCAATTCAAGTACTAGATTTTGGGGTGTTTTGGCTTGTTATGTTGAAAGACCAATTAGAGATATTATAAAAGAAATTTGGGTTTATAAGTATACATTAGCACAAATTAAAGTCTTGGTTGGTACTATAAGAGGCAAAATTCCTGTAGGGATGTTTGGTGGACAGCTCTTTAATACAAATCTGTTGGAACAAGGATTAACTGAGATGAAAGAATTGGAGCAACAATTGTTCACTACATCTGCAGGATATGGTGATGCAGATCCAACTGTATTTTTGGTAGGCTAATGATTATCAATAAGTTATGCCATCCTTATCAAGAGATCCTAGATTTAAGCAAGGCATATATACTCCTAAGTATAAAGAAAAATTTATTGGTAAAATAGCTATCTATCGTTCTTCATTTGAATTGCAGTTCATGAGATGGGCTGATAACAATCCAAATGTATTGGAATGGGGTTCAGAGAATATCATTGTTCCATACAAAAGTCCTATAGACAACAAGATGCATCGTTACTATGTTGATAATTTTCTTGTATTAAAAGAAGGTGAAATTATTAAAAAGTATTTGGTTGAAATAAAACCATCTTCGCAGACGCAAAAGCCTGTTCATTCGAATAGAAAAAAGAAGCAAACTATTCTTTATGAGAATGCGCAATATGCTGTTAATGTGGCAAAATGGGAAGCAGCAAAATTATTTGCAAAACATAAAGGATTTGAATTTATCATATTAACAGAAAAAGAACTTTTTTCTAAATAAAGAAAAGATTTCCAAAAAGGTATAAATATCGTTATGCCTCTTAGACTAATTGTCGAAAAACCAGCACCCGAAGAACAGTTTGAATATATTCTAGAAGAAAAAGATAGAAATACACCAGCTACTCTTTTTATTCGTGGGCCATATATGATGGCAGAAGGTGTTAATAGAAACAATCGTCTATATCCAATTACTGAAATGGAAAGAGAAGTTGAACGTTATCGTACAGAAATGATTTCAACTGCACGTGCTATGGGTGAATTAAATCACCCCACTAATGCAGATGTTGATTTAGAAAGAGCATGTCATTTAGTAACTGAATTAAAACAAGATGGTCATGTTTTTTATGGCAAGAGTAAAGTATTGAATACTCCTTGCGGTTTAATTGTCAAATCTCTTATTAATGATGGAGTTCGTGTTGGTATGTCTTCAAGAGCTTTGGGTCAATTAGTAGAAAGTGGTGGTAAGAATGTTGTTAAAGATATGCGACTAGTTGCAGTGGATTGTGTTGCTGATCCTTCTTTTCCAAAAGCTTTCGTAAATGGCATTTTAGAATCTAAACAATGGGTACTATCTGAAGATGGCAAATTCGAAGAGGATTATAATCGTTTCGAATCAAGCATCTCTTCGTTACCAAAACATGAAGTTGATTCTTACTTAAGAAAAATCGTATTGGAGTTTATTAATAAAATTAAATAACCATAAATATCCTTATGAGCCAAAAACAAGCAATTAAAAAAATTATTCAGTGCATAAGTGAAAAAAATTATGCTGCAGCTGATAAATACTTGAAATTAGTCGTGACCGAAAAAATGAAGTCACGTATTAGAAAAGCAATTGCAACACAAAATATTTTTTAAACGATATGCCTAAGGACATTACAACACTTTTAAAAGAAGCGACCAAAGACCTCCTTTCTGAGGAATCGCTTAAATTAATTAAAGAATCATTCGAATCAGCTGTTAATGAAAAGGTTTCTATTCACGTAGAAAAAGCATTGACAGAACAAGATGCAGAATATACTAAGAAGCTTGAACATCTTCTAGAAGTTCAAGACACTGACCACACTAACAAGCTTAAGAGAGTTGCAGAAGCTATTGATTTAAATAACACCAAGAAATTGCAAGCTGTTGTTAAACGTTACAGCCAAGCATTAACTGAACAAGCAGGTTCTTTCAAGGATGGTTTGGTTGATAATCTTTCTAAGTATCTTGATGTATATCTAGAAAAGGCATTGCCTACCAAAGAATTAAACGAAGCGGTAAAGGATAAAAAGGCTCGTATCGTTTTAGAAAATCTTCGCAGAACATTAGCAGTTGATTCTGCTCTCATGGCTGAATCAATTCAAGAAGCAGTATTTGATGGTGCTAAAACCATCGCAGAAGCTACTTCTACAAATGAACAACTTGCAGAGAAGGTATCTACCTTAACAGAGCAACTAGAACAAGTACAATCACAATTAGTTCTAGAACAAAAACTTTCAAGCGTAACCCCTGAGAAACGTTCTTATGTAAAACGTGTTCTTCAAGGAAAAGACGCACAATTTATTACAGAAAACTTTGATTACACCATTTCGCTTTTTGATCAGAAAGAAGAAGAAAGAGTAGAAGCTCTTCGCGAAGAAGCATTAGAAAGCACAGTAATCAGAGAGTCGGTTTCAGTACCTGCTTCCGAGGAAGAAGTACTTGAAGAATCCACAACCGCAATTTCAACCCCTTTCCTCCCAGCTTACTTAAGTGAGCTCGGGAAGTACTAATTTAGTCGAAGTAACAAATTACTTGAGCATCCTGGACGAAAGTCCTTGAGGTCGAATAAAAAATAAGAAAGGAAAAGACAATCTTTATGCAAATCAAACCTACACAAGCATATATCGATAAGAGTCGTGCAGAAGCACTTCTTGAGAAATGGGCACCAGTGCTCAATTATTCTTCCAAGACAGTCGCTCCTCTCGAAGACAGTCACACCCGTTTAAACACAGCAATGCTTCTTGAGAACCAAGAATCATGGTGCTTAAATGAAGCAGGCATGCAAGCAGGCGGAACCGGATCTTTATTCAATTACGGATCAGTTGACGTTGGTGGCACAGGCGGAAAATTCGGTAATACCGATAGTTACGCAGCTGGTGATGCACGTCTTCCTAAGATTCTCATCCCAATGATTCGTCGTACATTCCCTGAACTCATTTCTAATGAGATTGTTGGGGTTCAACCAATGAGTGGTCCAGTCGGACTTGCTTTCGCACTCCGTTATAAGTATGCAAATACAGCACTCGGAGAAGGTGGAGCAGATGGTAATCCAGTTTATGGCAATGACAGAAAGCATCCTTATGCTGATGTTAGCTATGGCTCAGGTGCCAATGCAAATGAAATTGGTTATCAACACCTTGATACACGTTATACTGGTGCATCTTCTGGCGCATTAAGCGGAAACGCTGAATGGTCATTTGCTGCTCAAGATAAGGGTGTTGCTGAAATTCTCAAGAATTTCGAAATCAATTCATCCATTCCTACCGTTGAAGTCTCCTTCGAGAAGACAGCAGTAGAAGCAGGAACACGCTGCCTAGGTGCACGTTGGTCC